TAGTTGCATCAACCTTTAAGGTATCAGTATCCACTGTAAGGTCACCAGTAATAGTTGTATTACCAGTTATTGCAGCCGTACCACCCATAGTAGTGTTACCAGTAACACCAAGTGTTCCACCTATTGTTGCATTTGTTTGAACTGCAAGAGTATCACCAGACTCAATCTTAACTGTATTTGCATCTCCACCAGATGTTTGTCCTGCTATTGTTGTGACTGTAATCTTACTCATGTCTATACCACCGAAAGTTCACCATTGATTGTAAGTGTTACTCCACTTGCAATTGTCAACGGCCCTGCTGCTAATCCATTATTGTTTGCGTCTATAGCAACACTTGTGTTTAGTTCGTTCTCATGGACACGAATAATATCTCCAGCACCACCAGAACCCTCTCCAAGAAACTTACCACCACCAAGTCCAGATGCACTTACTCTTTTGAGTGCAGATGCAGAGGTATCAAAAACAATTAATGTATCACCATCAGCTGCTTTGTTTACGTCTGCGTTTGCGAGAGTTGTACTTGCACCTTGGATAGCTGCGTTTCCTAAAGTTGTTAATGTACTCATTTTATTTTCCCTTTAACATCTTTTGTAGTTCTGACGTAGACCCTACGAATAATGCGTTTGTTACATTCTTAGGTGCGTTACTTGGTACTTCTTTCAACTTTTGCATCTTCAATTGTAACTCACCTAGTTTTTCCGTGACATCTGCAACTTGTTTAATTAGATTACCAGCAACTTCATATGAACGTGGTGTTTCACTTTCCTTTGCAAGTTCAAGTATTCCATCTATTGCATCTTGTCCTCTTTCAACCAACTGATAGAAATTTCTACGTTGGTACTCATAATCATTATCTACTTCCTCTGGAACTTTTACCTCTGGTAAAGTTACTGTAGAGGTTGATGTTTCAACAACATCAGTTATCCCTAATACATTATCAAGTACGTTTACGCTGGTTTCAGAGGCCATTTGACATTTTCCAAAACCCCATCTTTCAATGTTGCGTCTTTACCATCTTTGTGTGCTGGTAAATCACGAAGTGCTTGTCGATAGGTTTTCATATTATCTGCCATGGTTACATCAGCGAGTGCAGTCCAATCTGTTTCAGCAAGTTTTACATCTCTCTGTCTACGAAGTTCTTTCATAGGTGCAGCTGCATCAATAGCGGTCATCTTGTCTGATACTTGTTTCCAAGTTACACCAAATTTTGTTGGGTCAGCAGATTCGATTGCAGTATTGTCAGCAGTTGCTCCAGTAACTTTTCTGAACATTTCATGGAACTCTGATTCCTTTGTAGGCTCTCCACGAAGTACCCACTCTGTGATTTTAAGTTCACTTAATGCTTCTGCGACTGTTGCCATTTTAGTTTCTCCTATTAATTCTTTTCTATATTTATAAGTGTTGTCTATCCAGAAATTCTGTATCCTTCAAACCATGATTCGTGTCCAGATGTTGAACCTACAACTCCAATATCACTACCATAATCATGATAAACATACAATCCTAAACTCATACCAGAAGTGACTCTATATAAAAAATTAACTTCTGCACATTGATAGACACCAGTTCTATTTGAACCAACAGTTTCAGTTTGACCAAGAACAGTATTGCCTGTACCACCTTGATAAATTCCAACAAGTAATCTATTACATTCTCTATTACCAAGTCTTATATGTCCAGTTAAGTGATAAAGACCAGCAGTTGCAGCTGTTATTACAATATTATTTCCACTATGTAAACTGTGTGAGTCATGTATCGCATGGTCGGTATTTACTTGTGTCCAACTACCACTTGCATGGTTGTCACTACCATCTGGAACAATTTTCCAGTGTACAATTTTATCTTGTGCAGCTAATACTGTACCATCACTTGCAAGAGTTATTCCAGTTGTACCACCACTGTGTTGAATTGTATTTACTTTTAATGTTGATGCCATGTCCTATTCCTTACGTTGCAATCTCTTGTAACATCATTACTGTGTTTCCGTAACTTCCCATAATCTGAGCAGAAGATGCAGTTGAATGTCTATTAATACCAAGAGAATATGTAACACTTGATGCACCAGGCGTGTCTAAAAATTGTAGTGTTTGCCATGCCCAAATCTCACTACTATATGATAATAGTTGTGGTTCAGTGCCACTAGTTATTTTTGTTCCACTTGCAACATCTCCTCTGTATAAAGCTATTCTTGCACCATTGTAAGAACCACTTGTTGTAGTTTTAATTAAAACATTAAAAGTAACTAATACTTTATTTGATGAGTCTTTCATAGTAAAAGTGCTTGTTGTTGGGCCTTGTACATATGAAGTAGAAGCTGTATTAAGGTTAGCACTTGCAGTAGACTGTTGGACTTGAACAACCATACCAGGCGATGTAACCCCTCCACCATCAGTTACTACGAGTTTCTTACCAGTAGGAACTGTAATCGTTGAACCACTTGCAGTGTTTAGATTATTTACGAATAAAGTACTCATTGTGCTATCTCTTGAACTGTTATTGATGATGTTAACGAATAATCACTATTTGAGTTTCTTCTGTTTATACACAAATCACCACTCCCACCTTGTCTTAATGCTTGCACCTTATAGGTTGTTGCACTTGTTGTTGCTGGATTATCAAGATGTGTAAAACTATACATATTACCTAAATTGGTTGCACTATGTCTTACCATTGCAAAACCTCGTCTTTCTTCACTGCTTCCTTGAGTATTATTTGGTATTCTAGTTGAACCCCTAACTATCTTTAACATACCAGCATCATCATATGATGCATATACATGAACAGTTATTAGTATTTTACTACTATTAAAAAAAGGTGTTATTGTAACAGACAAATCACTAACATCTACATATGAACCACTTGTTGTGCTCTGTTGAGTTAATCCAGTTGAAGACAAAGTTTGTAGAATTGAACCAGCTGGCATCTTAACTTTTGTTGCTGCTGTTGCACCTTGAATTTCATCTACTATTAATGTTGAACCCATTCTTTATCCCCTATACAATCGTAAGATTTCCGTTGACTGTAAGGTTTACAGTTCCAGAAGTTGATATAGTCAAAGGCCCAGCACATGATGCATTATCACCAGATGCAATAGTCACACTAGTGTTTAGAGTTTGTTCATTTATACGAAAGATATCTTTTTTACCATTTGTAGTATCTCCAGTAAGAGCACCACTATTATTATCTCCTTGAAACACACCAGCACCACCAGCTCCAGCAGCTATTTTTGCATCAGTAACGGCAGAGTTTGCAAGGTCAGCAGTTGCAATTGAGGCGTCTTCAATAGAACGTGAAATTACTTTTCTGATTGCCATGTCTTATTCCTTTATGTTATTTATGCGTCCTCAGTATCCGTACCAGATGTTTCGTCAAAATTCTTTGCATCTTCAAAGAAGGAAGATGTTTCATTAAATCCGAAGTTATCATCTGCATCTGCTGTGATGGGATTGGGTGTAACTGTGTACCTCTGTTCCCTTTTAGGTGCGTTGACAGGCATATCTGTGTATTGGTCAACTTGCACTTGTTTAATAACTTTCTGGTCAACAACTGGGCCGTATAGATAGAACTTTGCAGTAAATGTAAGAGTATACGTCAATACCCTTCTATCATTAAAGTCACCATCATATGAGTCTTCATATGCAACATTATTTAGAACAATCGGAACATCTCTTGTTGTTCCCATTGCAGAATTATCATTTAATGTGATTGTGTAATCTGGTTGAAAAAAAGGTAAAATTTGTTCTACGATTTGTAGTGCATCGTCAGAACTTTTTGCCATCACCACCAATTCAAAATCTAAGTTGTATGGTACAGGCATAAACTGTGATGAAATAGTTTTACCATCTTCTGAATTATTTGTCTTTTTAATTTTTTGTATTGAGTTAAGTTTTCGTGAAGAGTCATATGAAATACCAGAAATTTCAAATCCGACTCTTGGTAAAGTCAGTGCAACCTTTTTGTTTAGGTTTGGGTCTTCTCGTAGTCTAGTTAAAAACTTTTGTTTTGGGCCGTATGCAAGAGGAACTTTCATACTTTGTACTACCCCACCAGAACTATTTTTTCTTACGATATTGATGTTGTTGAAAATAGTACCAAAGGCGACAACCACCTTTCGCATAGTTTCATGGTAAAATTGTTGTCCTAACATATTATATTATCCTATTATTGTCCTATATCACCAAACGGATTTGACTCCGTAAAATCAATGATATTATCATCTTGTGTTTCAAAGAAGTCGTTCATTGCATTTTCGTCAATTGTATCGACAACAAATGCCTCTTGTATTATATAGTCACCAGTTTCAAGAACAATCTGGTCACCACCAGTTTCATTCTCACCGATAAGATTATCAGTACCACCAGTTGCAGTTTCTAGTTCTAAGTTACCAGTTCCATCTTCCAGTTCAATACCTTCATTATATGTTGTAGTGCTTGACTGTTCCATAGTGATTTGAAATGATAACATATCAAGTGAGTTATCTGTTTCAATTGCATCAATCTCTGTGATACCAGTATCAAGGTCTTCACTAGAGTATTCAAAAGTTTTACACTTTAATTTAAATGCTGGAACATTGTGTATTTGATAGAATGGGTCATCATGGTCAACAAAAGATATTTCAAATATCTTTTTTACCTTTGGAAAGTAAACTAAATCACCTTCATTTGGTCTTGTCTTCACTATAAGATTAGAGTCGTGTGCGACTAATTGTTCAAATCTTCTTCTTGCAACCACAAAAGTTACATCCTCATTCATTTGTAAACCGAACTTGGACATGATTTCTTTTTCACCTTCATATCCTTCTACATTTTCAAAGTACATTTCAATAAGATATGCATCTCCAAACTTAGAAAGAGTATCTTCTCCAAAAAGATTATCCTCTTTTACTAAGGTTCTTGGAATATAGAAAACATCTTGTCCATAAATCTTTAATTGTTCTATCATTAAATCTTCATAGAGATGTTGTTCTGGTTTAGTTCCAGTATCAAAATATACGTTTGTCGGCATCAAATTATCCTATCATGTAGTTGGGTGGTAGTTCATACGCAAGTTGAATTTGTTCTTCTAACTTTTCTATGTCTGCCTGAGCCTCCTCAAATAGTTTCGCACCATTTAGAGTTACACCACCTAACATTTGTACACCTTCAAACTTAGAAAGATTTGCACCCCATTGTCTTTTAATCAATGCAGTTGTATATCTTTTTAAGTAAATGTCGTTAAAAATATCTGTGTATGTTGCTGGGTCTAACTTACGATAACATTCAATAATAATAAAGTCATCAACTTTTACATCTTGTGACCAATCCATATCTATGTATAATCTATTTTGATGTTGATTGAAACGAAGTGGTTTTTCACCAACAAGAATATGGTCTAGAAAATCTAAATGTTTCATAGTCATTTCATAGTGAATAATAGATTCACTGCTAAAATCATATAAATCATTTAGTCTTAGTTGATAACGAACATCAAACATATTTACAGTATGTTTATCTGTAAAGTCAAACACTTTTACAACAGATAATACACTATCTGGAATAGGTATAAATCCATTTCCTTCTAACCAAGCTGCAGTAATTGAATTATCTACTGTATCAGTTGCAGTAACAGATGTATTTGTTGCAGCTCTATCTAT